GCATGAACACCGCCGGCCAGTAGCACAGCGACAGGTCGCCCTGACCGTACGGGTTCGCATAGGTCGCGTCCTGCCGGGGCAACAGGAACTTGCGATCGGGCAGCAGTTCGCCGGCCACCGGCGCGGTACGGGACTTGAACCGCAGCGCGCCATCGGTGTCGAAGCAGAACCACTCAGGCGGCAAGGCCACCAGCTCAGCGGCCATCACCCCCCGAGAGGTGGCTGCCCAGTTGATCTCCATGGGCGCATAGCCGTACTGGCACGCCTCCAGCATGTGCCCGATGGCGGCATCCAGATCCAGGGCGCCCAGCATGTCGGTGATGGCGCTGGCCACGCGCGCGGGCGCCTGGCCGCGATCGACACCCCATTCGAGCGACTTCACCGCGCTCTTGCGGCGCCGGATGCACGCGCCGACGTGGCTGTCTCGGCTGATCTCGCGGTAGGTGCTGATCTGCCGGCCGGCGGCCCGCAAGATCGGGTCAGGGTTCGGCAGCAACTGGCCGAGCCATGCGAACTCCTGGGTATCGATGCGAGTGACCACCTGGCCGCTCGTGAGCGTGCGGGTGGCGGCAGAGGTGCGGCGGGGAGGTGCCATGGCAGTTTGCGATCTGGTGCAAGTCGGGGGGCTGTGCAAGCTCAGTGGTAGCCACTGAGGTCCACGCTGCCGCGGCGCGGCGCAGCGGGCAGCCCCATGTCGGAGGCCGTGCGCTTCGTGCTGGCGCGCGGCCGGCTGCTCAGCCCGAGACCACCGGCTCCACGTGCGGCCACCACGTGCAACAGCCACAGGCCGCACAGGCCGTCGTAGTGGTGGCCGCTCTGGGGCTCGGGCCACGCGTCGAGCTCGGCCAGCAGCTGGGTCAGGTGCGAGGCAAAGACGATGCTGGGGGCGGCCGGGTCGGTGATGAACGGCTCCAGGCCCTCGATGCGCACCTCGGGCGCGACCGTGGCGGTGATGCCCACCAGGGGTAACGGCACCCCCTGCGCCAGGCCGGCGGCCATGAACGTCTGCCTGGAATGCTCATAGGCGTTGTTGTTCTCGAATCCCCAGGCTTGGCACTGATATTCGCGCTGCAGTTTGATCAGGTCGGCCTCCAGCTTGGACGGCACACGGCGCTTGATCTCCGCGGCCTCCACGTGCAACACCCCGGTGATTCGGTTCCGTCCACCGATCAGCAGGCTGGACGGGTCGGACGTTTCTCCGCGACCCATACTCGGATCGCAGCCGCCGAACATTTGCCAGTCACCCAATCGATTCACCCAGAACTGCACGGGCGAGAAAACCTTGTCCGCATCGCTGCGGGGTTCCCCCTGCATCTCGGTACCGAACGCCCGGGGCGCCTTGGCGCGCTGCCGCATCAACCAGAACAGGCTGCGCACCGCCGGCCAGCTGACCACGGCGCCGTCGTCCATCGCAGATTTGTTGGCCAGGTAGAACCGGTAACTGGGCAGGTCCACCGGATCACGCAGCACCTGGCCGCCCTCGGCCGCAGCCTCCACCGCTTTCAGGTCCGCGTTGAGCATCAACTCCTGGCACTGGGCCCACAGGTCCATGTGTGTGGGCAGCGTGGCAATGGCGCGGAAGTGGTGCACCACATGGCCGATGGTGCGCTTGGCCCGGCTGATGGGGTCATCCTTGTCCAGGATCGTGCCCACGCCAAGGAACTTCACCGTGCCGTCGGGCGGGCCGAGGTAGTCGATCGCCTTGGTCAGCCACTCCCAGCGGTTCTGGCGCTCGGTCGGACTCTTGGCTTCCGCGTCGGTGATCAGGTCATCGCCCAGCAGCAGCTTCGGCCGGCTGGCGCCGTGGAAGGTGCCCCGGATCGCCTGCTCGGCGCCGAAGGGCTCCACCTTCATGCCGGTCTTGGTGATGAACTCACCCACCTTCCACAGAGGCCCCTTGCCGCAGGCCTCGGGGAAGTCCAGGGCCAGCGCGGCGTTGAAGGTCAGCTCGGTCTTCACCACCTCCAGCAGCTTGGTGGGCAGCTTGGTCTCGGCGCCCAGCAGGATGATGTAGTCGATGAACGGTGGCAGCGGCTGGTCCTCGGGCCAGCCGATGTCGGCGCGCACCTTGGCGTTCTGCAGCAGGCCTTGCACCGCGCACCAGGTCGGGCCGATCTTCGTCAGCAGCGACGACTTCGCCTCGCCACGTGGGGCGATCCACCACTCGGTCACGCCCCCGGGGTTGCGCAGCAGCTGCGGCAGCCGGCCGCAGAAGTGCGCCTGGAACAGGCTCGGCTCACCGCGTACATGGTGGGCGAAGTAGGTGTAGGCGAAGAACGCGAAGTCGCCGTCGACGAGCACGCGTCGACGGCGCGCTGCCCTGGCTGCTGGCGACGGATCCAGGCCCGAGCTGTGCGCCGCGATGTCGGCCTTGAGCTGTGCCACGAGCTCGTCGAGCTCGTCGGTGAAGTCGGCGCGGGTCGTGGCGGTGCCGCCGGTCTTGCGAGCAGTGGCCATGGGCTACACCTGGCCACGCGTGTTGACCAGGCCGCCGGACTTCTCCTGCAGCCGCTTGACCTGGGCGCGCAAGCGCGCCTCCTCCTTCTTGAGCACGCTCACCCGCTCTGCGACGTCCCGGGCCTCGGCGGTGACGAACCGGTAACGCTCCCAGGCCATGGCCAGCGTTCTGGCCTCGCCGCGGATGAAGTTGAACGGGTCCAGGGCAGCACCGCACTTCGGATTCGCGCAGTACAAGGTGCGCTCATGCTCGTCCACCATGACCTGGTCGTGCTGGCAGAAGCCGGCTGGCCGAGCCGCCAGGCGCAGCGGGTTGTCCGGAAGCTCGCCGTTACCCCCCGGCAACGTGATGACGTTGTCAGTCATGGAGAGCTCCGCCCCCGTTCAGACCGATCTCGCCACCCAGCGCGTCCAGCAGGTCGCTGATGAGCGGGGCGAGCTCGCCGGTGGTGATCGCGGCGTCGGCGTCGAAGTTCTCGCCCTTCTTGACCGGCCGGCCTTCGAACACGCCGTCGAGGAAGGCCAGCTTCTTGATCTGCAGGCCTTCGGTGAGCGTGAAGCTGACGCGGCTCGACCAGGTCAGCGCCAGGCGGGTCGGGCGCTTGCCGGCCTGGATGTGCTCGCGCATCTCGCTGGTGTCGAGCGCGTGGCGGGTGAAGCGCACGGTCGGCTTCTCGCCGTCGGTGGCCTTGAGCTCGCAGTCGCGGTCGACGGTGAAGCCTTGCGGCGGCTCGCCGGAGACCAGCCAGTCGGCCATGGCGGTGGCCGGCGACATCTCGGTGTGCACCGGATGAGCGGCGAAGCCCGGCAGGGCCTGGGTCAGCAGGGTCAGCACTTCGTCGGCATAACCCTGGCTGCCGGCGTCCAGCGCCAGCAGGCGTTCGGCCGGGGCGATCCAGACGCCGATGACGGCGGTCTTCGTGAAGGCCACCGGCAGCAGCTCGTGCAGGGCATGCTCCTTGAGCTCCTTGCTGTGCTTCTTGCTGGGCTTGCGGCCGGTCTCGGTCTCGATCTTCTTGGCCAGCTCGCCGACGCGACGGTTGACGACGGAGCCGGGCACGACCTTGCGCTCGATCTGCAGGCGCAGCAGCCACTGGCCGTCGACGGATTCGATCAGCGGGGCGTGGGCCTCACCGCGGGGCTCGATCCAGCCGGCGGACTGTTGCTGGGTGGCGCCACACTCGACGAAGCGGGCGGCCTGCAGGCGTTCGTCGATCTCGGCCAGGTCGGCGTGCCAGTCGGGGACGATGCGGTAGAGCATCAGGTGCTTGAACATGTAGTCTCCGTGGTCGTTCAGCGACCGCTCTCAGGGAACGTCAGCACATCGATGCCGTGACCGCAGTCGCCTTGGAACACACTGGCCACGCGCACAGCCTCCTGCGCCGGATGTCCGAGGTACATGACCGCCTCGGCATAGTCCCGCCCGGAGCCCCATGCCGCCCGCGATGCCTCCAAGACGAAGGGGAACGGGCCGGTGGCGTACTGCTCGATCAAGCGCCCTTGTTGGCTGATCACGATCAGGGTGGCCGAGTCATCGCGCGCCGCAGTGGGGAAATTGGCGGCGTCAGCGCCGGCCTTCCACCACTCGCGGAGTTGCAAGCCCACGTCAACGTCACCCGTGAGTGCCAGCAGCACCTGTTGCTGGCGTCCCCAGTTGCTGTAGGTGTGCAGCCAGATCTTGGTGCAGGTACGGCCGATGCCACCGGCGGCCGAGGCCATCTTGTCGGCAGCCAAGCGCACGCCATCCCATGCAATGACGGTCATGATCAATCCTTCCGGCCGAGAGTGGCCTGCAGCTCAGCGCCGAAAGCCGGCAGCACGTCAGCCAAGCCGGCCACATGCTGCGGGTAGCGGTCCTGGATGAACGACGTCAGGCGCTTGATCACGCTGAGCGCTACGCCCAGCTCGTCCGCCTCGGGCATCAAGCCCTTGGTGGCTGCGCGCGCCTTGGCCAGGCTGTCGGTCAAGCTGCCCACGGCCTTGGTGGCATCGATAGGGTCAAGCTGCGCATCGGATCCGATGCGCTCCAGCAGGGCTTCGCAGCGCAGGATCACGCCCGCCGCGACACGGCCCAGGGCCTGATCAAAGCCGCCACCGGCCACGATCAGGCTGGCCGCCTGGAACTTGTCCCAGTCGTCGCCATCGGCCAGCGCCTCGCTCTTCCAGCGGCGGGCCGTGGCCAGCGGGACGCTGGCCTGGTCGGCTGCCTGCTCGATGGGCAAGCCACCCAAGTACGCCGCGCGCAGTGCCAGGCGGGTCTCTTTGGGGTGGGCCATCAGGCACCCCCCGGCATGCACGACAAGACGCCGCTGCACAGCTCCCAACGCTCGTTGGCGCCGGCGCGGCCAGGGTTGATCGCACGCGTGATGCTCGCGATGTCCCAGCGGTCGGCGGCGGCGTTGCAGTTGCGCGTCGACCAGAACCAGCCGAACGTCAGCGCTGCATCGGCTGGCAGTGCCACCAGCTCAGGCTGTTGCTCGTAGGGGCGGCCGAGTGCAGTGCCCGCATCCCGGTAGTTGGCCCTGAAGGTCAGATGCCCGGCGCCCCGGCCCCGGTAGCGCCAGCCGTCACCGCTGGCCTCATCGCCGTTGCCGTAGCGGCCGCCATAGACCCGGTTGGCCAGGCGCTCGGGCTGACGCACCAGCTCCGTCGCGCCGGCCAGGCCGCCGACTCGCCGGGCTCCGAACACCAGCACCACCCGCGCGGCGGTCCGGTAGTCCAGGTTCTCCTCCATCTGACGCAGCAGCACCGTCTCATGCAGCAGTTGCCCGACGAAGGCGGCCACGCGTTCCCGCGTGCTGATGCCGTAACGGCCAGCGGCTTCGGCCAGGTGCGGCGCATGCAGGCGCGCCAGGTCGGGCTGGACGCCGGCCGACGCCAGCAGTTCGGGCGTGATGATGGCCGGGGCGCTCATGCGACACCTCGGATCTTCTCGACCGTCCTGAACGCGCCCAGGCCCAGCATGCCCATCAGCAGCGGCCACATCTCCGCCAGGTCCGCGGGTGCCAGCGTCACGGGATGGCCCAGGGCCGTCAGAACGAACTTGGCCATCGCCATCCCGATCCAGTTCCACGCACAGGCAGCGCCGCACACCCAGCCGATGAACGGACGCCAGCCCGCCACAAACAGGCTGGGGCTGGCTGCCTCCGCCAGGTTGGCGTCGAGCTGGCCTTGCACCACCGTCAGCACTGCGGCCATCTGCGCCCGCTCGGCCTCGGTCTTGTCCGGCCACAGCCGCTGGATGATGTCGCTGGCCAGGCCCGCGACGGCGCCGGCAGCACCGGTACCCGTAGAGACATTCAGACCCATGGTCACTCTCCCGGCCATGGGGCCGCACGGCGGGCGACGTCACGGCCGCGCTCGGTGATCTGGGCGGTGTCGGCGACGTACTGCACCAGGCCCTGCTCCCGCAGCCAGCTCAGGTCGCCTCGCAACAGGTCAGCACTGGCGGGGATGTTGTGCACCACCTCCATGTCCCGCAGCAGCTCGCGCACCGTGGCGGTAGCGGCCGGCGCAAACAGCAGCGTGGCCAGCAGGCTGCGGCGACGGCTGGCCGCCGCATCGGTCGGATGGATGGCCATGCTCACTCTCCTCGCACCAGCCGGGCAACCAGCAGCCGCAGGTTGCTGTTGGCCTCCTGCTGCTGGCCTGCCAATGTGTGGACCTGCTCGGCCAGCCCCTTGATGTCCTGGTAGACCTCGGACAGGTGGGTGTGGGTGATCGCGCTCTTGGCCTCGGCCTTCAGCCGCGTGATCTGCTGGGCATGGTTGCCCAGTACCGCACGGGTGTCGGCCTCGAAGGACTCCAGCCGTGCGGTGGCCGCCTTGTGCCGGGCGTTATGCCACGCCGAAAGGCCCAGTAGGAAGTTGCCAACCGCCACGCCCGCCAGGGTCCACTGCAACAGTGGTGCCGGCGGGGCGGGCACGTCGCCACGCACATCAGCGGCGGTCGACTCGGCTGCGGCCTGGGCCATCGGCCCCAAGCCAGCCGTCACCACCGCGGCGGTGCCGATCACCATCACAGTGGGCAGCAGCACCGAGCCCAGCAGGGCCAGCACCAGTCCGAGGTAGACCGCGGTCATGCGGCCCGCATCCAGCACGCGGTCCATGACGGACCGCGGCACCGAGGGGAGGAGAGTCGTGAGGGGCTTCATGGCGAGCGGCACAGCCGGCAGGTGGGATGCCGTCCACTGTGCTCGCGCGCGTGCGGCGCGTCAGGATTCAGCGCTGCCCCAGTTTGGCATTGCCGCTCACATGGCGCGTCACTGATGTCCACCGCATTGGGTGGCGATCAGCTTGTTCAAGAGGCCTTCAGCCGCTTGAAAAAGCCCCCGGCATCACCGCCGGGGAAAGAGGGGCACAAGGCCCGCTCAGGGAGGATCTTGCAGGTCGGAGTCTACGGCGCGGCGCCGCTCGATGCAGCAGCCTCCACGCGCCACACTCGCCAGGAGCCGTCGGGCTGCACCCGCTTGCGCATCGCGATGCGCTTCGCGCGAGCCCACCGCACCACGGCCTGGCCATGGCCGCTGTCCAGCAACACACTGTCGCCAGGACGCATCTTCTGCAGCAGCCGACCGATGCTGGCGGCCAGTTCGTCAGCACCGGGATCGCGCCGGTTGGTCAGCGGCACATCGGATTCGATCACCAGCGTGTCCAGGTCCAGCGGCTTCAGGCGGGGCCGGTCCTTCTTGGCCTGCGCCTTGGCGATGGCGCCAGCCTCGAAGGCAGAGGCTGGCACCCCCTTCGGCTTGGCTTGACTCACGTCCGTGGCACGGGTCCAGCGTTGCACGGGGTTGAGCAGCGCGTCGGGGTGATCGTCAGGCGCATCGGCGCCGTGTGGCCAATGGGCGTCAGGTGCCGGCGATCCTGCAGCAGGCGCATCTGCGGATGGTCGGTACGGGCGGCTCACCGCCGCGCGGGGCTGGGCAGGCATGGTGATCCGGCTCACAGAGGCACCTCGGCAGGGGCTTCGAACGGGGTGATCGTGAAGTCCTCCAGGCCGGTCACGATGGCGATGCCGGGGATGCCCCGCACCGCATCCGGCTCGGCCAGCATGGCCTCGCGGTTGGGCTCACTCTTGCGCCTGACGAAGCGCGCCAGGTCGGCTTCGATCAGCAGCTGCACCACGCCGTCGGCGTTGCGGATGGTGACGCTGGGCGGGCGCTGCCGCCAGGACACCTCACCGGTCACCAGGTTGACGGTCTTGCCGAGCCGATCCCCCTCGCCGCACAGCGCGACGCGGTTGGCCTCGCACCAGGTCTGGACGCCCGACTGCAGCGCCTGGATGCGGGTGCTCAGACCCTCCAGCAGCGGCTGGAACTCCTTCGTCGTGGCCGCGATGCGGTCGTTCATGACGCTCCGCACACGCTCGAACTCGCGCTGCAGTTCGCCGAGGGCGTGAATGTCGGCGGCGGCGTCGCCCTTGCTCTGAGGCACGGCGACGGCGAGCGCCTTGGCTTTGATCTTGGTGGCCATGTGGCTCCTATGTTGGGTTGGTGGGGGGGGGAAGGAAACGCGTTACCGGAACAGCGGTAGCTGCCGGGTGTTCACGCGGGCGGCGACAGCCTCGGGACCTGGGGTATCCAGGGCCCGCTCGATGCCGCCTGCACTCAGGCACTCGCCGAAGGCTTCTGCGAGCAGCACGCCCAGCTCGTACACAGCCTGGTTGCGCGACAAGCCGCCGCCGGACGCACTGGTCAACTCGTCGAACTGCGCACGCAGCCAGCGGTTGCGCTTCTCCACGCGCAGCTGGTGGCAGGTGGCGATCTGCAGCGGCAGGCCGCCCATGTGGCGGGCCAGGGATTGCGCGCCGGTCTCGCTGATCAGCGAGGTCACCAGCGACCAGCGACGACGGGCCACGGCCGGCAGGAACTGGGCCTCGCGCTTGGGCACCGTCAGGGTCACGCCCGGCATGGTGTTGAGCAGCGCCAGGGCGTCAGACACCCCGACGACGGAGATCAGCTCGGCAGCCGTACGCGGCAGCAGGTGGACCAGTGCCTGCAGGTCGTCAGCGGTCAGGTCGGCGTAGCGCATGGCGATCAGCTCGGGCGGCCCGCGGCCTTTGCGCGCAGCGTGCGGGCCACCGCACCGACCACGGCCAGCAGGTGCTTCGGGCTGCAGAAGTCCACCCGATCGGCCCATCCGTTGCGTCGACAGATGGCGTCGGCGTAGTCCAGCGTGTGCGGTTGACCCGTCACCCGCTCCAGCTCGGTCAGCAGCGCATTCAACTTGGCGGTCAGCGCGGCCTTGCCTTCGGTGGGCGTTCCGCGCTTGCGCTGCCCGTCGGCTCCGCCTGCCCGGTGTGCATCACGCTTCACCTGGTGCGGGTTCACGGCACCGGCCTGACGCATGTGGTCCAGCACCCGGGCCTGCTCGCGCAGGTTCAGTTGGGTCGAGCTCGTCTTGCCATTGGCCAGGCGGGCCAGCATGGTCCGATAGGTGTCCTCGTCGAGGCCGAGCGCGCGTCGAGCCACCTGGATGGCTTTCACACCACGCTTGCGCCGATCCTCAAGCGCCGCAGCCTGGTCCACGCTGCGCGGCGTGTCGCCGTCGCTCGGACCGCCCGGTGCGCGGACCTGCAGGTGCGTCTTCGGGAGCGGGCTCATCGCACCATCTCCGGCGTGCCGACCCGCGCCAGCATCGTGGCCGGCGGTGCATTCACCGCATCGTCCGTGTGCAGGATCTCGGGCGCCTGCTCCGGCGGCATGGACAGCAGCGGCGCGCACACCTGGTCGTAGAGCACCAGATGGCGTTCTGCCTGGGCCAGTTCTCGCCGGGCCTGCGCCGCCTCACGCATCAGCACACCCATGCGCTCGGCCTGCAGCTGCTCACCGTGCCAGTCCATCACCAGCATGCCCGCCACGAAGGCGATCATGATGGGCATCAACGTAACCTCCAACCACCGGGTCACGCCCTGTTCGAGGGCGTCGATCGACTGCTGCGCGTCCATCACACCACCTCCGACTTCAGGGCCATCAGGTCCTGTTCAGACTTCTCCAGCTGATCCGCCGGCACCAGCTGATCGCGTCGCATCGTCGTCACCCGAACCTCGACCGGATGACCCTGCACGGCGTACTTGCGGCCGCCTCTGCTGATGTAGACCTCTCGCACAGGCAACGCCTTGGACAGCAGGGCGACAGCCTTCACCGCATCGGTTGTCGGCATGAGGAACTGATCCATGCCGACGCACAGGCAGGCCAGATCACCGGTGGGGACGCGGGGCGCGTCAGGCGCTTTCGTTCGACTCATCAAGGTCTCCTGCGGGGGGTGTCGGCTGGTGCAGCGGCACCAGCGGGGCGGTGGCCCGGCGGGCCGTCATGGCGGCCACACCCGTGGCCGCGTCGGGGTTGTGGTCGCAGCGCCGGCAGGCGCGCCAGTGCGGCACATCAGCCGTCGTGATCTGCGCATAGCTGCGCTGGGCATAGCTGCGGCACTGGCCCGGCGGCAGGGTCGTACCGAGGTGAGGGCACGCCACCTGCATGTACGCGTCGATCACGCGTTGGATAAAGCGTGGACTGACCACCGGGATGTCGCCACTGCAGATGCGGCTGACGTAGGGCCGGCTCACGCCCATGCGATCGGCCACCCCCTGCTTGCCCTTCGGGTCAGCAGCGATCGCTGCGTCCAGCGCCTGTCGCCACCCATCGGCCGGCGTCGACGCAGCAGCCGCCGCAGCCACCGGGCCGCGATCCAGGCTCAGCACCTTGCGTGCAAGCTCATCCAGAGCGTCGGCGTCACCCGGCATGGCCATCGCATCAGCCAGATCAGCTTGCTGGTATTCCTTCATTTCCCGTCCCCTGCCGCGGCTTCGGCTTCGGCTTCGATCGGAGGGATCAGCACCTGGCTGTTGGGGTCCCACAGGGCACCGTTCTTGGACCGCCAGACCGGCGGCACCGGGCCCAGGTCCTGCCGCAGGCGCCACAGCACGGCGCCGCGGCTCTGCGGACTGGCACCGATGGCACGGCGCTTGAGTCGACCGACGACCCCCGTGATTTCCAGCCGTTTCAGGTACACCAGCAAGTTGCCGTGCGCGTCCTTGAACCCGCCGTCGTTCAGGGTGAACAGCAAGTCGTCCAGCGTGAACGGCTTGCGCAACGTGCGGATCAACCACCACGCCCGCTCACGCAGGCCTGTGGCCTGCCGCGCTGCCGGACGCCCCGTCGGACGCCGAGGCACGACCACCGTCATTCGTGCGGCTGTGGCCATCTCAGCGGCCTCCACGGCGGGCGCCGGTGCTGCGGTGGCGGCTGCCACCGGTGCCCGCGGCGTCGAAGTCCTGGCACAGGCGCATGCCGGCCAGATCAGCGGCGGCCACGCGGTCCAGGCCCTTGCTGCGCGCGACGTTCTCCACCAGGTGGATGGCGTCGATCACCAGGCGCATCCGCCCCTCAGCCTCGGCATGGATGCGCTCGACCAGGTCGGTGGCGATCGCCACCTCGGCCAGTTGCAGGCAGGCCGCGCCCACGTCCGTCACGCTGCTCGACTTGAACTCGCACAGCGTGGCCCGGCTGGTCAGCTGGTCGTACTGGCACAGGCGGGCCATGTCGCGCTGCATCAGCGCCATCACCAGCAACGTGCCGCTCTTGTCCGTGATGGTGCGCAGCCGCTCCAGGCACGCCGCGCTGTTGGCCAGAGCGAAGCCGGCCTCATCCACCACCAGCGGCGTCTCGGCCTCGGCGATGTGCTCGGCGATGTCAGCCTCCCACGTGCCGCGCGTCACCACGTGCATCACCTGGGCGATCTCGGCCATCATCTTGCTGGGCGTCCAGCCCGGGTAGGCCGTCAGCATCACGGCGCGCCGCGTGCTGGCCCAGTTGTGCAGCGTGCGGGTCTTGCCCTCACCCGCACGGCCGTGCACCACGACCAGGCCGCTCTCGGCCGCGCCGCGCGCCTCGCGCAGGTGGATGGCCGT